AGGGCCAGCTTGTCTACCTCAGACTGCCCAGCATTGAACCAGGGTGTCTCATGGGTTCCTGATAGCGCATAGGCAAACTCAGATACCTCTGACGGGTTGATGATGTCTTTCGGTAAATCCATAAAATAGACGATATCATTGTGTCCCCACCAGACCCGGTACTTACTGTACGCATCAGAGACGTGTATGGAATCAAACCCCTTTCCTGACGTGCTTGATTGCCACTTTACTTCCCATCCCATCTCATTGTACCCAAGGATACTGCTGTACCCTGAATCCGTCGCTATCACCGGCGATCCCTGGTGGCTTATCCACTGGTACGGGATGGATGTTGATGAAATCGTGGATGGAGCTGTTCGTGCATCTAGGCCCAGAAGTAGTTCGTTATGTGAACCAGCCGAATACCTGATAGCGCCTCTTCTGTCAGAAGGCAGACCATCGTCCCTGTCAGGGCCTACCACCGTAATGACGGCTGCATTGTTCCCATTGATATACTTATATAGGCCATTCCCTGATGGAATATAGACTGAATCACGCCAACGGATAGTTCCCTTCCCATTGTCCGGGTGGACAGGAAAGTCCATCTGTGTCGCTTCCCACATAGCATTGTCTGCATTATGGGCAAATAAACCGTGTGTCGTAGCGGCATAGATTATCGGAATGCCAAGGGCATTTCGTGCTACGAATAAGGAAGTAATCGCGCCGTCCGGTAGTGGCAGAACAGCATCATTTATCTCAGTGCCTACTATTGTGGCATACCAGAGTTGACCTTCATGGCTGATTCCCCAGAGCCGTTCATCCCATACGGCAAGAAACTTTGTATCTGTGGTATCAGTTGTCCACCCAACTGATACGGTAGCGGCATCGAGGTGGGATGCTCCAGTTGTGCTGTTCCTTGCCCTTGTTACCGTTAGCGTATTACCTGATATAGATCCTATTAACATATGCTCACTATCAACTTTGATCATCTCCCCAGCAACAAGTCCACTAGCATCCGCTACGGGTACTGAGGTAGCACTGGAGTTGAGAGCACCGTCTAATGTGGTTGTGTAGTCTGACTGATGAGTATACGAACTATCATCGGCCCCAGAGTCATAGTTGGCAAAAACAAGATAGGTCACCCCTATCGCATTGGTAAACACCACGCTATCTGTTGTCTGGGCTGTAGCACTCTGTATCTCCAAATCCCACTCATCACCAGTATTATTGTACTTGTAGAGCTTGGGGCTATCCGAAACAGATCCGTTCCAGAAGGCATAGACTTCATCAGAAAGCGTGTTGATCGCGCCTATTGTGGCATCTGCCAAGCTATGTGAAGGGGTGGTAGAGGCCGTAGCCAGCCCCGGCAACACTAAATGGTTCTTATATCTGAGTTGGCAGGTCGAATACCACGCCCGGTTAACTTCCCCTGCTCCATCCATGCGGTTGATCCCAATCCCGCCGCGCCAGTCAGACCAGGCGATAATAGAGGCATAAATCTGGGAATCCTTGGTGGTATCCCCAATGGTTATTTTAGAGGGATACAGGGAAGCGAGGGTGCTTCGCACCGGCCTGCTGACCGGATAATAGTACCCATTCAGGAATATTTCATTCTGCTCAACAACAGCATTTGCCATTAATCAACGGACCTCACATTCACCAGCATAGGAAAACCCCGTCTGGCTCTTTCGGCCTGTTGCGCCCAGTACGCACTAAGCTGCCTTCTGGCATCAGGGTCCGTAGCAGGACCTCCTGATGTAGACAGAAGCACATTAGTGACCGAACTGGCTATGATGTACTCTTCCGGGATCTCGGTTGTGTCAGAGTCACTTGTGAGAAGTGCCGGCTTATCTCCCCCGGTAATCTTGATGAGAGCATACCCCGCTGCACATTGCCCGTCCCGCATTAGCACAAGGTCTCTCGACTCCTTGTCTATCTTCCAATACCGCCTGGCAAGAGACGTCCACTCAGCAGTGTCATTGGCTACTGCTGAGATATCATCTATCCAGACAACACAGGCTCCAAGGTCAGAGTCGTACTCAAGCCCTACGGAGATGATCGCTGTGTCCGTCTCAGGATTAGCCAGAGACATTCTCACGAAGGTCCATGTGTCTGCACTCAAAGCAGGAATACTGAGCGTTTCTATCGGGCTTGCACAAGATGCAGTATCATCTAGCAACAGCTTCAGATTCCCGGAGCTTGTCGCCACCGTGCTCTTCACCCACATCTCGATAGTGTCATAGCCCGAGATATCCTTGCTGGTAATGCTATCAGAGACAAAATCCCCTGCTGATGCCCCGGCTGCTATGGTCAGTTTGAGGCTTTGTGTCCCCTGTTTTCTGTCCTTTGTATCCAGAGCCTGGGTGAAATCCCCATCCGTTGCCTCGTCAAAGGTCGTAGCACAGGCATGAATGCGTGTACTGCTGACCTTATGGCGATACTCGATCTTGGAGATCATGGAGATGTTTGACGGGATATCAAAGCGAGTCTGATAACCATCTCCATGCAATTCAATGTTCTCTATTGGGTCATATACCCAGCCGGTAGCGGACAGGATAGACTGGTTGATGATGTTATCCACGACATCAGGGCTGAATGCCCCTTCCCAGAGCTCATAGGACTCCGAGGCGGTTGCTGATGTAGCGGCAGGCATAAACGTCATCGTAGTGACGTTTGAAGAGATCGAAGAATCAGTTACACGCCGCGTAAGCGTATCATTGCTTCCGCTTGTGAAGCGTATCCATTTCCCAATCTGGTTATCCGCTCCGCCAAGCACAAGGGTATTGTCCAGTAACGTAGTCGTGCTGCCACTGGTTGAGGCGGCAGAGACATATACGCCCCCAAGGACATACCCAATGTGCTGCCTTAACTGTTCACGAGTCCTCCCTTGTATCGATGGCATCGTGGTCTCCCATATTTATATAATTTTAGCGCCGTCGAGCCACCCTCCTCGGAGCAACCCGTGGGGCTGGCCGTCGAGCAGGGGCTGCTGGCCTACCTCTCACAGGTGGCCGTGGTCGTGCCCCTCGTGGAATCGGCCTTCTCATCGGGCCTCCGGGGGCTCCTGGGCCTCCTGGGCCAATTGGAGGGCGACCCATCGGCATACCCCCAGGTGGTCTTCCACGCATAGGCCCGGGGCCTCCGGGCATCCCACCGTTTGCCATAATTCGCTGAACATCCTCTGGACTCAGCGTTGCTGCAATTCTCTCGATCATAGGCATCGCCATTTTAAGAGCCGCCAGCATCGTCGGGTCCGGGCCTCCTCCAGGCCCTCCAGGGCCTAGTGGCCTACCCGGTGGTGGCCCAGGTGGACCAGGTGGTCGCACATTCGGTGGCATCATAACCATAGCTAAACTCCTTTATACTGCCTGTCTTGAACGCAGCTTTGCCTTCTGTTTATCAGAAAGCTTTGGAGGGATAAAACCAGCCATAGCTAGTATCCTCCCTTTTTCTTCTTTGTTATCTTCTTACCGGAACTTTTTGAATAGCGCTTGGCAGCAGCCTTTCCTGCTGCGGTGTACGGAAACTTCTTCTTCCCTACCTTCGGCATGGTTACTTTACTCCTTTCTCGGACTTGCCGTTCTTAGACTGATCGAGTTCTTCCCTGAGTCGATTTACCTGCTCCATTGACTCAGTAACCATCCGCTGTAATGCCTGGTTCTGGACCTGAAGCGCGAACAGTGCGTTCCGCCGCATGACTTCCTGAACATCTTCTGTCTTAATGTCTATCGGTAATTCCATTTCCTCTTCCTAAAAGTAGATTTTCCTGGTCGTGTTTGCCCTTCTTCGCTTCATGTTCATATTGAACTCGTTCAATGCACGACCAATTTCCTTGCGCTCCTCAAGAGTGGGGGGCCGCTTATTATACTTCTCCCGCACTTCCTGCATAAACCTTTCGGCACAATTCCCCATCATCTCTTCAAGGTGCGCCTTACTGGTTGTACCATCGGCAAGAATCTGCACCCTCGTCTTATGCTCAACACCGAACTTATCCTTAGCCTTGAGCATAAAGCGGTGTGTAACAATCTCCCCGCCTGTTTCCATATTCCTGCCAGCGAGGGCTGTCCCTGTGTAGAGAGCCCCCGCTGGAGTCCATAATTCCTGGGTCATATCTCACCTTTTACTACGGGGCTATCGTCAAGTAAACAAACGCATAATCCGTGGCAGCAGATGCAATCAATAGCTGCACCCCAATTACTTGTTCGTTCTCGCCAGACCCATCAAAGTCCATGTCTTCAAAGCCTCCAGCGGTAGAGGCTCCACCTACCCTAATGTGCTGACCAACAACGCCAGCAGCATTAGCTAAGACCGCTGCCTCTCCCCAAGTCTGCACCCAACCATAGTAGTCGGTTGTCAACAAACGAGGCGCAACTCCAACCGCCATGTTTGTTACGGTGGTGGGAGATATGATGACATTGCTGTATGTATTAACAGCAAGACCAGCTAGGTGTGTGCCGTTTGTTAGAGCGGTAACAGTGCCATCTTCTTCATCAAGTGTGAGTACGCAAGTTCCTCCTGAGTCTCCTGCTGCGTTGGACTTGATTTTGTACACATGCCCCTCACCAGTTCCACCATCGTTGATGTAAAGAAACCCATCTTTGTACTGGTTTTTTGTAGACGCTGTTCCGCCAAGAGTGACTGTTACTGAGGTTACCCCTGACGCGGCTGTGGTAATTGCTAAGTCCATATCATGGTTAGCAACTCCTGCTGCCGCCTGTACTATCGCACCAGCAGCAATATCAGCAGCACCTACCTCGACATACCTAAATGCCCGACCATCATCGAACACCATGCGGGTGCCGAGTTTGTGCTTTTGCTCAGAGGTCTGAACCTTTTCCCAACCATATTTACCAAAGATCGAATTTGGGAATGCCATGGCAAACTCCTTTTTCTACAGGGTCAAGCCCTGCGACCGCCGTTGTTAAATTTTTGCGCTAGGCACGGCAATCGTTACACCTAACTTTGCTTAAAGTGAGGACCGAATCGCTTCGATCCCCGCCTCAATGGGGGTCCATTGGATACAGGTGGCGGCCCTGCCACCTCTGCATGAGCCACCACCGCATCCTTGGTTCCCCTTCTCCCTAGGCACCATCTACAAGTACACGCCTCGCTTGGAGGCCATTGTAGCAAGCCTATTCTGGCTTTTTTGCTTACATAGTCCGGGTTCCCTGGAACCCCACTGACTGGTGTCCCTACTGATTTCACACCGTTATCACGATGCCAGTAAAGCGTGGTCTTTATAGGCCACTCGTCAATGTATTTCCAAGAATATCCCTGACCAACCAATTCCTGACGGAGATCAGTACGTTCCTTAGTAGTCATTGACATACGTTATCTCCTTACGACGTTGTAGGTGTAGAGGCATCAAGTGTCAAAGCAACACCCTTGCTGTCGTCTAGTTCAAAAACTCCGTAGTCAGCCGTAATAACGACTTCTGTTGCACGGAGCGATGCGTCACGCTGTCGCTCAGTCCGGGTATCAACGGACTTCACAACGGCAAGCGCACTTTTGTCAGCACACACGCCGATTGCATCATCGGAGCTGTCAATGCTGATGTTTCCATCCTCAAAGATCGGAACACCGTTGATTGGTCGGAGCCCGCTGAAGAAATTGCCCAGCAAATCTTCTGACCACCCGTGTGGTACTGGGTAGGTAGCAGATGCTGTAACAGCAGTGTTAGCAACATCCCACACCGCAAATGGATGCTGAACAATGTAAACCTGAGTTCCGAACTTATTGCCCTTGGCATAAGCAACGGTCGCAGAAACATTTGCCAAGCTCATAGAACGGCCTGCTGAACCGATGTCGGTGCCGAAACCGCTATAGAGAGCCAAGACATCCTTGTCCTTCTTCCTCGCCATACCATCACCAAGCTGTCGCCCGATGATCGAGAAGACATTCTCTGCACTCTGCCGTGCGAGTTTGTCAGTGATGATGATCTTTGCCCCAACCTCTGCTGCGGTCAGATCAACAGTCGTCATCCCGATTTCTTCCTCGTCGATAATGTCCTGCCCGTCAACGAGATCGGACATCTCCATCTGTCCTACCTTTGGAACCGTAACCTGCTTTGAACCCTTGGGCAATGTGAATTGCTCAATAAGGTTCATTGCCGGAGCGTTATGCTCCTCTGTGTATCGCGCCGTCGCGATAATGATCCGCTGTGCATTCTCTAAACTACCAGTAGTAGCTGCCTGTGGCATTGAAATCCTCCTTGTCTAGTTCCCAAATGTCAATTTTCTTACTGCTCGTACCGCAGCTTCCGACCTGTCCCCCGCAAGATAGGCATCATAGAGCCTGGCCTGGTTCGTAGTGGCCTCCGCCGATCCCTGACTATTGTCGAAAGTCTGCGGAGGAACTCTACCTTGTTTTAGTTGGGCGTTCTCTGCACGGAGAGCCCGGTCTTCCTTGATTCTCTTTGCCGCCTTGTCCATTTCGGCTGGG